CTTTTACCAGAGAGAGCACGGGACGATATCGCCTACCTCACCACGGTTGGCAGAGTTCTTAAAGTAGGTACACTGGCGTATGAAGATAAAGATAAGTTTCTTGCAGGTGCTTGGTGTAGAGAAGGTGACTATGTATGTTACCAGAAACTTTCAGGGACCAAGTTTGTTTACAAAGGTGTAAAGCTTCTACTTCTTTTTGATGATCAGATCCTGATGAAAATCAGTGACCCAGAAGATCTAGACACTACCCTTGTATTAGGTAATTAAATATGTTACTAATTAAATTATGCGTAATCTTAGTTGTCGCAAACTATGGAGCTAGTAAAAATGTCTGAAGAACAAGCAGTAGAAGCAAAAGAAAACGTAGCCGAAGAACTTACTGAGTGGAGCGAGATAGATATCTCTCCTACTCCTACCAAGGAAAAGGTAGAGTTTGAAGTAGAAGGTGAAGAAGAAAAACCTGAACCAGTAGAAGCAGCACCAACACCTGATAAAGATGTTCCAGAGTTAGAAGGCATAGAAACAAAAGGTGCTGAGAAACGTATACGACAGCTTGTTCAACAGAAAAATGAACAGGCTAATCTTCTTGCCCAAGCTGAACAAGAGAAGCAAGCTCTTTTAAAACAGCTGAACGACAGAGACAAGTATACTGTAGAGAGTAGTAAGTCTAACACAGAGACCAGCGAGAAGCTTCTACAGCAGCAGATTGAGATGGCTAAGAAAGCATACCTTGACGCTTATGACCTAGGTGAAAAGGAGAAGATGCTAGAAGCACAAGAACTAATGAGCAAGGGTCAAGTAGACCTTTCAACACTAAGTCAGCAGCGACAGGCTATTGAACAGTACGAGGCGCAGCTGGCACAGAGAGAGCAGGTACAGGCACAACAACCACAAGCACAACCACAGCAGCAGCAAGCACAACAGTACGATGAACTTGCAGTTGAGTGGAGTCAGAAGCCTGAAAATTCTTGGTTCAACCAAGACCAGATTATGACAGTGGCGGCACTTACAATTGATGCCACACTGAAACAAGAAGGTTATGATTCTTCTACTCCAGAGTTTTACCAAGAGGTAGACCGGAGAATGAAGACAGAGTTTCCGCACAAGTTTAGCGGAGAGAAGAGTGCAGCGGTAGGATCACAGCCTACACAACAGGTGGTAGCAGGACAGTCGCGCAGTTCTACCACTGGAAGTAAAGGTAAGGTTAAGCTTACTCAAGAAGACGTAAGACTAGCTCAGAAGTGGAATATTCCTCTTGAGAAATATGCCGCTGAGAAGGCACGGGCAGATCGTGCAGCTGGTGAATATGTTCCAATTGCTTAACCACATTGCGCGTAACAAAAGAAGAAGGAGCGTTTAAAGATGAGTAAAACAAGTAGTAGAGCAACACAAACAAGGGAAACCGCAACTAAAGAGTACACGTACCAAGAACCTAATTTCTTAGATGTTCCCGACCCTGTTGTAGACAGATTCGCCAATGAAGACATGGTTCTCCGTTGGATACGCATCTCCCTCAAAGGCGATGATGACTACAAGAATGTTGGAAACAAAATGACTCAAGGTTGGGTATTTGTAACTCCTGAAGAAGTTCCTGAGATGTTACACTCTTCAACTGTTTTAGACACGGGACGCTATACCGATTGCGTTGTACGGGGGGATGTCGCTCTAGCCAAAATGCCCCGTGGAAAGTCAGTCGCCAGAAATGATTATTACGAAGGTAAAGCAAACGATTTAATGGAGGCTGTAAATCAGCAACTAATGTCTGCTTCTACCTCAAAAATGCCCATTTCAAACAATAGCACTTCAACTGTAACCAAGGGTAGAATGCCACAGTTTCAGGCTTAAAACGCCTACCACTTATTCTACTCATCTTTAAAAGGAGAATGTAGTATGACAGCTACGAAAGCCCTAAACGGTTTCACTCCTTCGCGTAGATACTCTGCTGGTGCTAACACACTGCAGACAAGAAACTATCGGATTGCATCTGGCGCTGGATCAAACATCTTCACGGGTGATTTGGTACACCTAAACTTAGGTACAGTCTCAGTAATCGGTGCAGTCGATGGTTCCGAAGTTCCTATCGGAGTCTTCATGGGCTGCTACTTTGAAGCAGACGGCGTGCCGACGTTTAGTAAACATTGGCCAGCTGCTACTTCTGCTAGTAACGCCTACGCGATTGTTTGTGATGATCCGCAAGCTACTTTTGAACTACAAGCTGATACTAGCTGCACGGTTGGTGATATCATGCAGACTAACTTTGAAGTGACTGCTGGTGCGGGTTCTACCTTCACTGGTCGTTCTGGTATGGGTTTAGACGTTGCTTCCAGAACTTCTGGTACAGCGGCGTTGGTACGTATCATCGACTTTGTTGATACTCCCGGTAACGACATTGACGTTTCGGCAGAGCGTGCCTTCCCAATCTGCGAAGTTCAACTTATCCAACACCAGCTGACTCGCGTGTCTTCTGGTAATCCAACCTAACCCGAAAGGAGCTTAGACAATGGCTGCTATAAACAGAGCTAGTATTGCCAAGCAGCTTCTACCGGGACTTAATGCTGTCTTTGGCATTGAGTATGGAGAAGTTGCTGATGAATACAGTGTTCTTTATGAAGTAGAGAACTCTGACCGTGCATTTGAAGAAGAGGTTCTCTTCACTGGATTTGGCGAGGCACCTGTCAAGGGTGAGGGCGCTGCTGTTCAGTATGACGATGCACAAGAAAGCTTCACAGCTAGATATACGGCTGAAACCATAGCACTTGCCTTCTCAGTTACGGAAGAGGCAATGGAAGACAATCTCTATGACACGTTTGCCAAGCTACGTGCCAGAGGGCTTGCTCGTTCCATGGCAAGTACAAAGCAGACTAAAGCTGCTCAGACGTTCAACCAAGGCTTTAATGTTGCGATCACTGGTGGCGATGGACAACCAATGTTCAGTGCCAGTCATCCAACGGTTGGCGATGGGAACCAGAGCAACTTGATTGGATCAGCTGGAACGGTTGATCTTTCAGAAGCTGCTTTAGAAACTGCTTTGATCAGTATTCAGACGTTGAAAGACGATAGAGGCATTCTGGTCGGTGGTGGTGCAGTATCCCTGCACGTTGCACCGAGCAACCAGTTCACGGCAGACCGTGTGCTGAATAGCCCTTATCAACCTAACACGGCTGATAACAACATCAACGCCATTAACCATCAGGGCATGATCCCGCAAGGTTATTCGGTGAATAAGCGTTTCAGTGACCCGGATGCGTTCTTTATCAAAACCGATGTTCCTAACGGAGCAAAGATGTTTGTAAGAGCGCCTCTTGCCACGAAGATGGAGCCTGACTTCGACACGGGTAACCTCCGTTTCAAAGCCAGAGAACGCTACAGCTTCGGTTGGTCTGACTGGAGAGGTTACTTCGGTTCTCAAGGAGCCTAAGTACTTTATGGTGGAGGGGCTGAAATACGCCTCTCCACTCTTTTTTCTTTAACATACTTGAATGGCACTTCGGGTGCTGGTCTTAGAAAGGACTGTTCATTATGGCTACACATTTCCCAAATGGTATTTCTAACAGGACAAAGGGTCATCCTCTTTTTAATTATCCTTATATGGACCCTACGAAATTTTACACCTACTTCGATGACTTCTTTGAGTTTCACTCTGGCATCTACACAATCACCACTGTTGAAGGTGGTGCAGGAAGTGCTACAGAGGCGATCACAGATGGTGAAGGAGGTCAACTCCTAATCACTAATGCTGCTGGAGATGATGATCTAGATTTCCTCCAGCTAAAAGGTGAGGCTTTTAAATGGAACGCTTCTAAGAGAATGTTCTTTACAGCGAAGTTTAAAACTAGTGATGTTACTCAGACTGACATTGTAATGGGTCTTCAAGTCACAGACGCATCCCCACTTGATGTTGATGACGGCATCTACTTCCTTAAACTTGACGGTGATAACACGCCTGATTTTGTTGTGGAGAAAGACAATAGTTCTACACTCAGTGTGGTTGAGATGGATGCAATGACAAATGATACGTTTGTCACGCTTTCCTTTGAGTACGATCCTTTGGACGTTGCCACAGGTGGCTCTGTGTTTAGAGTTTATCAGGATGATGTACAAGTTGGTGAAGTTACCAGCACCACAAACGCACCTGATGATCAAGAACTCACGCTCTCCTTTGGTATTCAAAATGGTGAAGCAGTGGCTAAAACCTTAACCATTGACTTTATTCTTGCAGCGGTGGAAAGATAAGCCGCCACCTTGGAAAGATAACATCTTTGATTTATAATAGGGGAGGATCAGGAGAAGGTTCTCCCCTTTCTTTTAGGAGAAGAATAAATGACAACCACACTTAAAATTGCACAGGTAGAAGGTGGGGCTGGCGGTAATGGTCTTATGGTAGATACAGTTGCCAGTGTAACTTTGGCAGATACCAGAATTAGACTTTACACTTACGCTGTCACTGTCGCCGCTGAAATTGTAATTGCAGACCAGAATGGCCCTGTGATCAAACAACCTGTTTTAACCACGAACACAGGAGATAATGTTTACATAGGTGATGACGGGGTAAGGTGCAAAGGTAATGTTTCTGTTGCTGGTATCAGTGACGGTGGTAAAATTTACGTTTACTATGGCTAACCCAGATGGACTTTAATTCTCTCGTCAGCGCAGTTGTAGAAACCACTGAGAACGATGGCTCAGAGTTTCTAGGTGCTCTACCTAATATGATACAGAGAGCACAGGATAAGATGATGAATGACCTAGATGATCAAGGTCTTGTCGCTTATAGTAGTGTAGCTGTATCTGCTGGTACTGCAGAGGTATCTGTTCCAACTGGTGGAGAGATTATTAAAACATTTTCTATCGAAGTAAGCGGAGCCAGAACTCAGTTAAAGCATAGACCCTATGAGTACCTTTTAGATTATTGGCCAGTTTCAGCTTCGACAGCTACTCCCAGATACTATGGATTTAAAACAAACACAGAGATCAGAGTAGCTCCTACACCTTCTGCCACGGTAGACTCGCAGATAGGTTTCATTGCACAGATCACCACCATTACTTCTGCAAGCCCTACCAATTACTTCACCACTCACTGTGAGAACGCACTGTTCTTTGCCACCATGATAGAGGCTTCTATGTTTATGAAAAGCTTTAACACCACTCAGGCATGGCAGCAAGAGTACGCAGGTGAGATAGAGCGGTTAAGAAACAGAGCCAGAAGAAGCAGACAAGATGATATGCAAACAAACTTCAGCCCTGCTGGAGGACCTAATACACTGATTAAAGGGAGCGATTAACTATGGCAAAGAAAGCAAAGAAGAAAGCATCAGAGCAGTTCTATCCTATTCCTGATAAGAACCCGCCCACTGCTACAAAAAGATTAGCAGAGATCAACGGTAAACCAACAGGCCAAGGTTTTGGCGCAGCAAGAAAGGGACCTAGCGTTGTCGGATAAAAATTGTCAAAATCCTCAGTGCAGCTGTACTGGTTGCGAGGATTGTTCTTGTTCTGAGCCTTGTAATACGGAGACTTGTGATTGTAGAAATGTTACAGAAGAGTGAGTACTCCCCCCATGGACATGAATTTTATGCAAGCGATTTCAGATTATGGTCTAGCAATTGTTGGTTGCGTTGGGGCTGGCGTTGCTGCGTGGAAACTTTTACACTTTTTACTGAAAGATGTTATCGTTAGTCTGAAGAAACAAGATTCTATTATCATAGATTTAATTGATAAAACTTCTAGGCTAGAAATTATAATTCAAAGAATGGATTCAAAGTTAGATACCCTGTTACAGAAACGCTCTAGTCCTTTGCTTAAAGGAGACAGAGACAAATCAGAGGATACTTACTAATGAGTGAGAAAAAAAGTGACAAAAAAAGTGACAAAAAAAGTGACAAACAAAAAGTAGCACCACCGTCAAAACCAAAACCTACAGAACCTATTATTCCAGAAAGCAAGACAGGTGAACAAGCAAGGAAGCAAAATGAAGAAACAGCAAAGAGAATGATGGGCGGTGGTAAAATAGGCAAGCCTATCAAGTACGCTGTAGGTGGTCCTGTGAAACCAGCGTGGATGAGAAATAGATAAGGAACTATTATGGCAGTTGCAACAACATCAGACTTTGACACTACCTTCTTTATAGACGAGGTAATAGAAGAAGCCTATGCTATGATAGGTGGGCAAGCTGAACTGGCCAACGATGCGATAACTGCACGAAGATCTCTTAATCTTCTTCTCACTGACTGGCAGAACAGAGGGGTCCTTCTCTGGGGAACAGACCTTGCAACAACAACTCTTGTTGCTGGTACGTCTACTTACACACTAGACGCAGATACCATAGATGTTCTCTCTGGTTATATTCGGTTAAGTTCTAACTCCACTGATTTTCAAATGACACGCATAGGCTACGAAGAATACGAGGGCATCACAAACAAAGCCACCAGCGGTAGACCTACACAGTTTGCAACTCTGAAAGGTAGAGATAATGTCACAGTACATTTCTTTCCCACACCAGATACAGCAAATACTTATATCTTTAGAAACTATAGAATGAAACGTCTAAAGGATGTTACCAAGAGTGCGCTTCAGAATGCAGACATTCCTTTCCGCTTTCTCCCTGCACTCACCTGTGGTCTTGCCTATTACCTTAGTTATAAAAGACCTGCAGTTCCTACAGAACGCATAACAATGCTTAAAGAAAAATATGAATCTTTACTCAGTACTGCGCTAGAGTCAGATAAAGAAAGAGTGAACCTCTTCATAACCCCACAACTACAGGTAGTTTAAAATGGCTAAACTTTGCCCCAAAGGAAAGGCAGCGGCTAAACGTAAGTTTGATGTTTACCCTTCAGCTTATGCAAATATGTATGCCTCTGCTGTTTGTTCTGGAAAGGTTAAACCGGGGGGAAAGAAAAAAGGAAAAAAGAAAAAACTTGTAGGAGCCAAGACAGGAGGTGGTCTGAGAAAGTGGGTAGGTGAAGAGTGGGTAGACATAGGTGCTCCTAAAAAGAAAGGTAAATTTCAACCTTGTGGAAGAAAGTCTGCCAAAGGTTCTAAAAGAAAATACCCTAAGTGTGTACCGCTGGCCAAAGCTAAACGTATGACAGCTGGCCAAAAGAAGTCTGCTGTTCAACGTAAAAGATCAGTGAAGCAAGGTGTAGGTGGTAAGCCTACCAATGTTAAAACTTTTGCAAAGAAGAAAAAGTAATGGCAGCTAAGAAAAGAAAAGGTACTATGAAAGGTCACAGCATCAGCGGTGGGCAGAAGAGACCTACCAAATCTGGCGCAGGTATGACCAAGAAGGGTGTGGCAAAGTACCGGAGAGACAACCCCGGTAGTAAGCTAAAGACAGCTGTTACCGGATCTGTTAAGAAGGGTAGCAAGGACGCAAACAGGCGTAAGAGTTACTGCGCCAGATCAGCAGGTCAAATGAAGAAGTTTCCCAAAGCTGCAAAGAATCCTAACTCAAGACTAAGACAAGCTAGAAAAAGGTGGAAGTGCTAAATGCAAAAAGGATTTTTTATAAGTGACAGGTCTGGTTTTAGATACAGGCTTGATCAAAGAACCAAAGAACCGGGAACAGGGTTTATCGTTGCTAAGAGTGAGAGTGATGGTATTTATAACCTTGTAACTGACCCACTTAATAAGGTAAAATTCTACAGAGATAAACAGATTATTAAAGACGCAAGACCGCCTAGTAATGCTGATCTAAATAAATCTTGGAATGGCATTACAACTAAATGGGAAGATACCACCACTAAATGGAACTTTACATAGGAGTTAAGAACAATGCCCAGAGCTTATTTCAATGCAAAGAAAGACGAGAAGAAGAAAAAGAAGCCAGCTAAAAAGAAGACTGCCAAGCGTCAAGGTTACAAGGATAGAGAAGACGAGAGCCTTGCAGCACGTAGAGGAAAGAAAAGTCAAAGCTTTAAGTCTCGGCGTGATGAAGCTCAAGGAGCCAGAAAAAAGAAGAGCAGTAAGAAAGAAGGAAGAAGTGCAGTATTCGGTTTGAAAAGGAAAAAGCGTAAGAAATAGAGACTAAAGGAATAATTTATTATGGCTGATCTAACAAATCAACTGATAGCTAATACTTATAAGGATCTACTGCAAGTTAACGCAGCTAATCCTAACGATGGTCTTGATGGAACAGTCAGGACTATTCAAGACGGTGGAGGAACAGCTGGCCCTATCTCTATGAGTACGGCACAGTTAAATGTCACGGGCCAGTTTGCTCTTCGGGGTACAGTTCTCACTGCCACGGCAGATCAGCTTAATACTTTAGCCCTTGGTGGGTTTACTGCTTTTACTGCCAATGACGGTACAATCCTTCTGACAGAGGAGGGTACCTCTGTTAGCACTGCCACCACTAGTGTCACTGCTAGGATCAATCCTTCTCTTAGTCTTACAGATTTAACTGCCACTGCCATAGGTGGGGCCAGTGTATCTGCCACTAGTTTACTTGCTGGGGTCTTGACTTATCCTTCTTCTGCTGGTAACAATGGTCAAGTCTTACAGACCAATGGGACTGATACATTAAGTTTTGTAGATGCAGGAGCAGGAGGTGGTTTCTTTAAAGGTGACAATGGGGATACGGGTGATCCCACCACAGGACCGGGAGATATCTTCC